TCTGCCTATATCTAGGAGAGAAGAGGAGAAAGAGAATGCCTGAACTATTTGAACACGACTTGATTGGAGTTCTACAAGAACATTATGGTGAGAACTTTGACTATAGTTGGGACAGTGAAGAAGGTGGATTTTATATTCGACTGACAGTATGGGAGAAAGAAGATGGGTAAAATTAAAACAATTAATATGTCAGACGAAATAATTATCAAAGGTTACAGAGAATATCTATCTCGTTATGGTTGGAAAGAGATGTCTACTTCTAATGGTAATGCATGGTTTGGTGGCAAAACCCACACCACACTAGCCGATTACTTACCAGAGGAAGCTCTAAAATATAATTTGGAAGACATAGACTTTGTGGTCTGTGGGTGGCAGTACAGTGGAGATCCCAATGAAGAGGAGAAAGAAGATGGTATGTAAAGAATGTGAAAATGAAGATGATACAACATCACAAAACGAGTTCAATAAACTTTTGTGTGATGACTGTTACACTGAATACCGACACACCTTGCAGAACATGTTTGATCTTAAGGACTTGTTCGAGGTGGACGATTTACTATCCAACATTAACAGGAGTAAGCTGTGAGTAACACATGGGCTTGG